CCACCTTTGGAGGAGTCCAAATGAGCATCCCATCCGTTCCTCGGCCAATCGTCGAGGCGCGAGCCCGCCTCATGGTCAAGGCGGTCTTCTTCAGCTGCATCCTCTACGACCAGGCGAAGCTCGCCGTCATCCCGGAGGGGGCCGATCCCGAGTGGTGCTCCATCCCTTGCTCGACGGCGATGACCGACGGCTACAACCTCATCCTCAACATGGACTTCATGGCGAGGCTGACCGTCGATGAGCGGGTCTTCGTCATCGCCCACGAGGTCTACCACATCATGGCGATGCACGCCGCCAGGATGCGGAAATACACGGTCGACGGGCTCGCCGGCTATCCGTTCTGCCCGGACCTCTACAACATCGCGGCCGACGCGGTGATCAACAAGTGCCTCGTCGTCTCGATGATCGGCAGCCGGCCGAAGGGCACCGTCTGGATCGAGAAGATCCGGCAGAAGAACGGGACCGACTACGTCGTCACCGGCGCCGAGACGGCCGAGGAGATCTACAAGCTCCTCCTCGAGCAGATGCCCCAGAAGGTCCTCGACGAGCTCGCCAAAGGCAAGGGCAAGGAGGGCATGGGCGGCGCGGCGGCGAAGGCGGCCGGCGGTACCGGCGGGGGCGCTGATGACCCGCTCGGCGCAGACGTCCTACCGACGAGCCCGGACCCAGCCGCCGGCCACGTCAACGAGGCGGAGATGAAGGCCGCCGTGCAGAGCGCCGCGCAGCAGGCCAAGAGCCAGGGCACGCTGCCGGCAGGGCTCAAGCGCTTCATCGACGACTTCCTCGAGCCGCAGGTCTCGTGGGAGGAGATCCTTCGGGCGACGATCATCGCCCGCTCCGGCAACGACCGCACGACCTGGTCGCGGCTCAACCGGCGCAAGCTGGTCTCGCCGGGCGTGGGGCTGCCTCGCCGCCAGGGACTCCGCACCGGCGACATCGTCTGCGCGATCGACACCTCGGGCTCGGTCAGCGAGAAGGAGTTGCGCCAGTTCCTCGGCGAGGTCTCGTCCATCCTCGGCGACATGCGCCCCGAGAAGCTCACGCTGATCTGGTGCGATGCGAAGGTCGACGGGGTCGAGGTGCTGGACGATCCCGAGGAGCTCCGAGTCGCGACCGTCGTGCGGGGCGCCGGCGGCGGGGGCGGCACCAGCTTCATCCCGCCCTTCGACTACGTCGCCGAGAACGAGATCCCCTGCCAGACCTTCATCTACCTGACCGACGGGTTCGGTCCGTTCCCGACGCCGGACAAGGCGCCCTACGAGACGATCTGGTGCATCTCGAGCGACGTGAAGGCTCCCTTCGGCGAGACGATCCGGATCACCTACTGAAGCCTTCTACCCCGGGGGTAACACCCCGGGGCGCATCCCCACACCACGAGGACGTGCCGATGACCACCAACATGAGCTACCTCCTGAACGACGGGACGATGATGAAGGATCTCGCCCTCGCCGGGTTCAACCGGCGCCGGCAGCTCGTCCCCTTCCCGCTCGAGCCCGACGACATCATCGACGTCACCCACCCACCGAGCCTGGCGAGGCTAGTGCGCCGGCTGCGCGACGAGCAGCCGAAGACTCTTCACTGGAACTCCGCAGCGGTGCTGCAGATGAAGATGCCGGAGAACCCCACGATCGTGCTCGACATCCAGCTCCATAGCCGCGAGTCGCTGCCGCTGCCGGTCGAGGCGCACGCCCACCCCTCCGTCTACGTCGAGCACAAGGCTCCCGAGGTCCTCTGCGTCGAGGGGGCAACCACTGCCCGGCTGCGGGAGTGGGCCTGGAAGGCGATGCAGATCGAGCTCGAGACCCGCTGGTCGATGCGCATCGTCACCCGCCTGCTCACGGGCACGACCACCCACCAGCAGGTGCACCGCTACATGCCCGAGTTCTATCAGCTGATCGCCAACCAGCAGGAAGAGACGGTGCCGTCCACGCACTGGGGCGGGCGACGGATCGTCGAGGTTCATGCCGCTCTCAAGGAGCTTGGCTCCTCACGGGCAAAGCGGATCGACCTCCTGGGAGTCACGACCAGGGACCGGGCGAACCTGAAGGCGATCGTCGCCCAGTGCCTTCTGCTCAACCACCATGGCGGGCTGAAGAGGGGCTCCAATTTCGATGCCACCTGGGTCGACTGGCACTCTGTCCCGGTGGCTCAGGGATGATCGGGTTGTCGATGCTGAGTGGTTTTCACATGACGGTGCTGACGACGAACAAGGCCCTGGCCGAGTTCGTGCTCGAGCTCTGGCGCCCCAGCGGCAACTGGGGCGGTCTCGGCACGCCTCCCGTCCCCATGGACGGCATGGAGGTACACGCCAAGAAAGGCTCCTGGGCGATCGGCAGGCTCGAAGAGGGCCTCCTGCCGGTTTGGGCCATCGTCGACTGGAAGACCCTGAGAATCGTCGGCTTCACCAACGCCGACGACATGGACGGGCCCTGGATGGGGGATGAGAGATGAATCTGGCGATCTGGCTCGGGCTCGCCATCCTGGTGGGCCTTGGCATCGGGTTCAGCCTGCTGTGGCTGATCGTCTACGTCGACAGCGACGACGAGCATGACTAAGGGGGGTGGCGCCAAGGCGCCACCCCCCTTTCTGCGTGAGTGCGCGTTTTTCCTTGACCCCTCGTTAGCTGTGAGATAGCGTTTGAAACTTAGTATTTTTTGGAACTCGAAATGGTCGAATTTTGGCTACCAGTCCCTGGGTATGAAGGGCAGTATGCAGTGAGCGACCAGGGGCGGGTTAAGTCACTGGCAAGGCGCGTGAGGTGCCGCGGTGGGAAGACCCGTGGGGTGCCCGCCAAGATCCTAGCTCCAGGACGAATGTCGCCAGCAGGACACCTTTCAGTCAGCCTGGGGCGCTACAACTCTAAATGCGTGCACGACCTCGTATTGCGAGCTTTCGTCGGGCCACCGCCTCCCCGGCATGAATGCCGCCATCTCGACAGCAAGCCCGCTAACAACCGATTAGACAATCTGCGGTGGGGAACGCGGAGCGAGAACCTCATTGACAGATATGATCTAGAAAGGTCTCGCAAGTGCTTGATTTAGTTTTGGATTTTGAAAGCTACTTCGACAGGGACTACTCCCTGACCAAAATGACGATGCAAGAATACTTGTACGACCCGCGCTTCGAGGTCATGGGCTGCGCGGTGATCACCGGCGAGGAACAAGCCCGGTGGCTTGATGCAGAGGAAATCAAGCCCTTCCTCGACGGGATCGACTGGCGGAACACCAACCTCATCGGGCACAACCTCTTCTTTGACGCCGGCGTCCTCGCCCACCACTACGGCTACGTCCCCAAGCTCCACAGCTGCACGCTGAGCTTCTCGCGAGCGCTGATGGGGCCGCTCCTACCCCGGTGTAACCTCGAGACCGTCGCCGGCGCCTTCGGCATGAAGAAGGACTCGCAGGCGCTGATGAATCTGCGCGGGCTGCGCCTCGCCGATGTCGACCGGGAGAGCGAGGCGTGGACACGCTACAAGACCTACGGGGTCAGCGATGCGATCCAGGCGAAGCGGCTCTACGATCTCTTCCTGCCGCACATGCCCGGCACCGAGCGCGTCGTCGTCGACATCCTGATCCGGATGTTCACGCAAGGGCGCCTCGAGCTCGAGCCCGAGTGCATCAATGAGGCTCTGATCGAAGCCCACACCGAGGCAGCGACCAAGCTCGCGCAGGCCGGGCTCACCGACAAGTCGGAGCTCCGCAGCCGCGACAAGTTCGCCGACATGCTGCGCGCGCTCGGCCAGGCGCCACCAATGAAGGTCTCGCCGGCGACAGGGCTTGCGACCTACGCCTTCGCCAAGGACGACCTGCATTTCGTGGAGCTCCTCGAGCACCCGGACCCGCGGGTCGTGGCGCTGGTCGAGGCGAAGCTCAACGCCTCCTCCACCATCAACGAGAGTCGCGCGGTCCGCCTGCAGTCGATCGCCACCCTCTCGCCCGAGCACCGGCTGCAGGTGCCCATCGCCTACTCCGGTGCACACACCCACCGCTTCAGCGGGCTCGACTCGCTCAACCTGCAGAACCTGCCGCGCGGCGGGCATCTGCGCCGGTCGATCCGGGCGCCGCGAGGGTGGAAGCTGGTGGTGCGGGACTCCTCGCAGATCGAGGCACGGCTCACCGCCTACATCGCCGGCCAGTGGGACCTCATCGAGCAGTTCGCCGCCGGCGAGGACGTCTATGCCAGCTTCGCGAGCACGGTCTACGGGTTCCAGGTCAACAAGCGCGACTACCCGGGCGAGCGCTTCGTCGGCAAGACCGGCATCCTCGGGCTCGGCTACGGCTCCGGCGCCACCACCTTCCTGCACATGGTCCTGACCTCGCCCGACCGGGTGGCGATCGACCACGAGTTCGCCCAGAAGGTCGTCGCCGCCTACCGCCGGCGCTACAAGCAGATCGCCAACCTCTGGTACACTGCCGGGCTCATGCTGCCGGCGATGCGCGACGGCGCGCGGGTCAAGTTCGGCCCGGCCTGGACCGAGCACTGCAAGCTCCGCCTGCCGAACGGGCTGCACCTGCAATACCCCCAGCTCGAGCCGGTCCCCGAGGCTGAGAAGCTGCACCCGGACTGGGGCTCGGAGTGGCGCTACTACAAGCCCCGCTACCGGGCTTTCTCCCCCATCTTCGGGGCGAAGCTGGTCGAGAACCTGATCCAGGCCCTCGCCCGCATCCAGGTCACCGACACCATGATCCGCATGCGGGTCGTGAACCCCGACTGGCACTGCGCGCTGCAGGTGCACGACGAGCTCGTCTACCTCGCGCCCGACGACGAGGCCGAGGCCTGCGACGCCCACCTCGCCGCCTACATGAACATGCAGCCGGAGTGGGCGCGGGACTACCACATCCCCATCCCCCTCGCCAACGAGGGAGGGATCGGCGAGATCTACAGCGAGGCGAAGAAGTGACGCTCGAGAACAAGGAGCGCCTCAAGCAGCTCGGGTGGGGCAAGAAGGTCTCCCGCGACAACGGCTACGAGGGGCGGGTACGGCGTGAGGAGCGGCGCGCGGCGAAGGCCGAGGCCCGACTGTTGCGGCTGGAGAAGGAGCTCGTCGACGTGAAGGACTGGCTCGAGCGGCTCGCGGCTCGCTATCGGGGTGCCGGCTACGACGCCCGCCCCATCGACGCGGCAGTGGAAAGGATCAAGGTGGCCCTCAAATGAGCTACGCCGAGACGACGCGAGTGCCGATCAACAAGACCAAGGCCGACATCGAGACGCTGGTCGAGCGCCGAGGCGCCACCGCCTTCGGCATCATGCAACGGGCCGACGCCGTGCAGGTCGCCTTCGTGCTCGAGGAGCGGAACATCCTCTTCCGGCTGACGCTGCCGGACGGCGACCAGAAGCGGCGCTCGCGCTGGCGCGCGCTCTTCCTCGTGATCAAGGCCAAGCTCGAGTCGATCGAGGCCGGCATCGAGACGGTCGAGGAAGCCTTCCTCGGGCAGGTGGTGATGCCCGACGGGCGCACGGTCTACGAGACGGCGAGTCCGATGATCGCGAAGAACTACGAGGGCGGCGGCGTGCCGCTGCTGCCAGGTCCGGGAGCTCACTGATGGACGCTAATCCGGTCAAGGCCTGGTCGCACTCGGCGCTCAGCCAGTTCGAGACCTGCCCCAAGCGCTACTGGCACCTCAACGTCGCGAAGGATGTGCGCGAGGAAAAGAGCGAGGCGCAGGACTGGGGCTCCGCAGTGCACGCCGCCTTCCAGAAGCGCTTCCAGAAAGGCACCCCCTTCCCTCTCGGCATGCGCCAGTTCGAGCCGCTGATCGCGCCCCTGCTCAAGCTCCCGGGTACCCCCGTCGTCGAGCAGAAGCTCGCGCTCGACGTCGACTTCCAGCCCTCGGCATGGTTCGGTCCCCGAGTCTGGGTGCGGGCGGTGATCGACGCCGCCTTCATTCGGGGGAACCGGGCACTGCTCATCGACTGGAAGACGGGTCGGCGCAGCGAGGACGACGATCAGCTCGCCCTCTCCGCCGGCGTCATGTTCGCCCAGATGGCGGAGCTCGAGACGATCGACTCGGCCTTCTGCTGGCTGCAGGAGCGGCCGCACGAGGCCTTCGTCCGCACGACATTTACCCGGGGTGACGTGCCAGCGATCTGGGAGCGCTTCCTCAAGCGCGTCGCGGTCTACCAAGAGGCCCACCGCATGACGAACTTCCCGCCGCAGCCCGGCCCCTTCTGCCGCAGATTCTGTCCGGTGAAGCAATGCCCGTATCACGGGGCGAGCTGATGCCCCTCCTCGGGAACTACGGGCCCCCGCCCATCGACGAGAACCACCCGAGCCTGCTCATGGTCAACGCCATGGTGCAGGCCGGGACCATGCGCACCGCGCTGATTCACATGCTCACCCAGCGCAAGGTGAAGCAGCTCAACGCCTACCGGCTCGTCGTCGACTTCACGCCCCGCGAGAGCACGCACGACTACGCCTTCAGCGTCCGGGTCTACCGGACAGCCGGCGCTACCAGGATGCCAGTACTATCCTACTGGGCGAACACTCGTGACGAAGTATTGTCTGAGGAGAACCTGGCACTTCTCCTGGTCCTCTATAACAGCTAGGTAAACCATGACCACACCTGAAGGAAAAGTGAAGAACAAGGTCAAGAAAGTCCTTGCGGACTCGGAGCGCTTCGGCCATATTTATTCCCACTGGCCCGTGCCTTCTGGGTATGGGAAGTCTACACTGGACTGTCTCGGAGCTATCCGAGGACGAGCATTTGCGATCGAGACCAAGGCGGCCGGGTTGAGACTCACCGCCTTGCAGCTCGGCTACGCGAGCGACATGCGCCAGGCCGGGATGAAGGTGTTCACGATCGACGGGGACACCGCCGAGCTGGAGGAGTGGCTGACCGATGTCTGTGCTGGTCGCGCCTGAGCATGGGGCCCTGGTTACCCCGGGTGATCCTCGGCTCGCGACCCTCTTCCCTCACGCCAGACCGCTCCCCACCGGGCAGCTCCTGATCCCTCATCAGCCGACCGAGGTCAGGGTCCTGCGCAACCTCGGCTTCGACGTTCCCTCTCCTATCCTGCACGGCTACGACTGGTGCGGGACCATCCCCTTCCAGGCGCAGAAGGTCACCGCCGCGATGCTGGTGGTCGAGCCTCGTGCCTTCGTCCTCTCGACCATGGGCACAGGCAAGACCCGGGCGGCGCTCTTCGCCTACGACTGGCTCAGGCGGCAGAAGCTCGTCCGCCGCATGCTGATCGTCGCTCCCCTCTCGACTCTCAACTTCGTCTGGGCGCGCGAGGTCATGATGACCATGCCGCAGTACCGAGTCGGCATCCTCTACGGGTCGGCCGAGCGGCGGAACAAGATCCTGCGCGACACGCGCTTCGACATCTACGTCGTGAACCACGACGGCTTCAGCTCGATCCGGGGCGAGCTCTCACGCCGGGCCGGCGACATCAACGTGCTCTGCCTCGACGAGGCGGCGGTCTACCGCAACGCCAGGACGAAGAAGTTCCGCGAGATGAAGTCGATGGTGGACGCCGGCTACTATCGCTACGTCTGGGCGATGACCGGCACGCCGACGCCGCGCGAGCCGACCGACGCCTTCGGCATCCTCAAGCTGGTGAACCCGGCGGTGTTCCCCGGCACCTTCACCCGCTTCCGCGACCTGCTCATGCTCAAGGTCTCGAACTTCAAGTGGGTGCCGCGCCGCGGGTCGAACGACAAGGTCTTCGAGCTCATGCAGCCGGCGGTGCGATTCACCATGGCCGACTGCATGGACATGCCGCCGGTCACCTTCACCGACCACGAGGTCCAGCTCACCCCGAAGCAGAAGACCGTCTACGAGACGATGCGCAAGCACTGCCGGACCATGGTGCAGACCTCCGAGGTCTCGGCGGCGAACGCCGGCATCCTCCTCAACAAGCTGCTGCAGATCAGCTCCGGCTGCATCTACGACAACAAGCACGAGGCGATCCTGCTCGACGCCGACAACCGCCTCGCCGAGTGCCGCGAGCTCGTCTTCCAGAACGACCGGAAGACCATCATCTTCGTGCCCTACATCCCGCTCGTCGACATGGTCGCGGACTACCTCAAGCACGCCGGCGTGATCGTGCACAAGGTCTCCGGCGCCACGCTGAAGAGCGACCGGGATCGCATCTTCCAGACGTTCCAGTCGCAGCCTGTCATCCCATTCATGCCGGAGGTGATCGTCGCCCACCCGAAGACGATGGCGCACGGGCTGACGCTGACCGAGGCCAACATGGTCCTCTGGTACGCGCCGATCAGCGACCTCGAGATCTACGAGCAGGCCAACGCGAGAGTCATCCGCCCGGGGCAGACCTCGGACCACGTCTCCATCCGCCACCTCGTCGGGTCGCGGATGGAGGAGCTCGTCTATCGCAAGCTCGCCGGACGGCAGGCGGTGCAGTCAGCGCTGCTGGAGCTCTTCGAGGAGGATGACTGATGGCAGCCTGCGTCGCCCGGCAGTTCTCGGACCAGATGGTCTGCGAGCCCTGCGGGCTGGCCTGGGACGTCAACGACTACGACCCACCACCCTGCCACCCACCACACCCAGCGAGGAGAGATGACCCCAGCCGAACTGATCAGCGCCTACCTGCAGATCCGCGCCAAGAAACGGGCTCTGGAGGAGAGCCACAAGGAACAGCTTCGCCCTTTCAATGAGACGCTGGCGAAGATCGAGCTCGCACTCGGCCAGCTCATGGACGAGACTGGTCTCGACAACCTTCCCGGGGGCGGGGGCACCGCCTACCGGACCACCCGCTCCACGGTCACGGTCAGCGACTGGGACGCCTTCGTGGACTGGGTTCGCGAGAACGATGCGTGGCATGTGCTTGAGCACCGTGCCGCGAAGAAAGCCGTCGAGGAGATCCTGGCGGAGACGAACGATTTGCCACCCGGGGTCAGCATTGCGCGAGAGGTCGCCGTGCAGGTCCGCAAGAACTGAGGAGCCTACCCATGCCTGAAGCAACCACCGCGCTCGTGCCTTTCGAGCTGCCCGAGCACGTCCTCGCCGAGCTCGCCGCCCTCTTCCCGAGCGACACCAACAGCGACCTGACCGAAGGGGTCGCGATGTCCTTCGCCGTGGTCACCTTCCGCGGCAAGGTCTGGCGCGTCCGCTACAAGGGCGAGGATCGGGTGATCAAGACGCCTACCGGCGACCCGGCGCCGGCGATCGTGGCGGTCATCGTGAAGTCCTCGCCGGCGATCTCCAAGCTCTACTACTCCAAGGCCTACACCGAGGGGGACGACGCGCCGCCGCTCTGCTTCTCGCTCGACGGCATCCGCCCTGACCAGGGGTCGGTCGAGAAGCAGTCGCCGACCTGCGCCGCCTGCCCGCACAACGCCTGGGGGTCGCGCATCACCGAGAACGGCAGCAAGGGCAAGGCCTGCGCCGACAACCGCCGACTCGCCGTGGTGCCTTACCCGGACCTCAGGAACGAGATGTTCGGCGGGCCGATGCTGCTGCGCGTGCCACCCACCTCGCTGCAGGAGCTCTGGCGCTTCGGCAATGCACTGAAGCAGACCGGACTGCCCTATCAGGCGGTCGTGGTGAAGATCAGCTTCGACTACGAGCTCGCCTACCCGAAGCTCATGTTCCAGGCGATCCGGGCGCTCACCGCCGAGGAAGCCGCCCAGATCCGCGAGCACATGGACAGCGACACCGTGCTCCGCATGCTGATGGAGCCGGTGCCCGGCGACGAGACCGGGACGCACGGCGACGAGGGGGACGACGGCGTGCCTGCAGAGCCGCCTGCGAAGCCCGTACAGCCCGCTCCCTCGCGGCCTGCCTCCCCCCCGCCGACGAAGCCCAAGCCCGCTCCTGCGCCCGCTCCGGAGCCCGCAGAGGCACATGCCAACGGGGGACTGATGACCGGCTTTGGGATCTCGACCGGGGAGGAGCGCGAGGAGGAAGAGGAAGCTCCCGCCCCGGCCAAGGCTGCGGCGCCGGCGCAGAAGCGGACGAGCCCGGCCAAGGCTGCGGTCGCCCCGGTCGACACCGTCGGGTCGGAGCTCAACTCGATGATTACCGGTCTGCTCGCCGGAGGCTGACACCTCTGCTACAGTCGGGACTGCCGGCCGGGGCCCACCACCCGGCCGGCAACACCACACCCGGGGCAACCGCATGGATCAAAAAGAATTTCTCCGCCGGGTCCTCCCAAGCGGGCATCACTACATCGCCTATCCGAGCGAGAGGCGGGACCAGAACAACCGCATCATCTGGAACCACTCCCCCTTCGACGATCCGAACGACGGCGTGCGCCACGCGACCCGGATCGCGAACCGGAACACCGACGTCTATTTCGCCGTCGCGAGCTTCAAGCAGGCCCGGGTCATGGACCCGAAGCTCGGCAAGGAGAAGAGCTACCGGAAGCAGGCGAACGTCGCCGCTCTGAAGAGCCTCTTCCTCGACATCGACTTCAAGAACTACGAGTCGCCGGAGGCGACCGTCGCGGCGCTCGGGACCTTCCTCAAGGAGTCGAAGCTCGAGCTGCCGAGCATCATCGTGAGGTCCGGTGGCGGGCTGCACGTCTACTGGACCTTCGCCCGCGCGCTGACTCCGGACGAGTGGCAGCCGCTCGCGGACGGCCTTGCCGGCGTCGCCGAGAACCTGGGGCTCAAGGCCGACCTGCAGTGCACGATCGACTCCGCTCGCATCCTGCGCATGCCGGGCACCCGCAACCTCAAGTACGACCCGCCCGCACTCTGCGAGGTGCAGTACCACCGGGAGGAGGATGTCGACCTCGACCGCATGGCGACGAGATTACGCGGGGTAACCTCGATCCGGGCTCGCACCCGCCGGCCGCGCCAACAGTCGCCGGCCGCTGACATCGAGGTCGACCCCTCCGTTGCCGGACTCTTCGCCGACTCGGACCCGGACGATCTCGGGGCCGGGGCGGGCTACGCCGAGGCGACGATCCGGCGCATGGTCGGGCAGGGCGGCTGCCCGCTCTTCGCCGACATGCTGGCGCGCGGCGGCGACGGCGACTCGCGCGATCTCTGGAACAACATGCTGCTGCTCACCGCCTTCGCCGCCGACGGGCGCGAGATGGCGCACCTCCTGTCGGAGGGGGACCCGCGCTACACCCGGGAGGAGACCGACGCCGAGTTCGACATGAAGCTCGCAGACAAGGACCGGCTCGGTCCTACGACCTGCGACACCTTCGCCGCTTGCTCGCCCATCCACTGCGCCACCTGCCCGCACCGCGGCAAGATCAGGAGTCCGCTCGTCCTCGGGCGCGAGCGGCGTCAGCCGCAGGGAGCGCCGATCCCGGAGCAGGGCGAGCCCAGCTTCGTCGAGGGCGGCTGCACCTACGCGATGATCTGGGCGAGGGGCAAGGAAGGGGCTGAGCTCGTCAAGGTGCAGCTCTTCGACGTCGCCCTGGAGCGGCCCATCCTCTACGACATCCCCTCCGCCGCCAAGCTCAGCGTCACCCTTGTCAGCCCGGATGGCCGGCGCAGGACGGCGGTGCTGGAATGCGGCAAGATAGGCAGCCGGGACTACGTGCCAACGCAGCTCGGCAGCAACGCGATCCCGATCAACAAAGACACGCAGCGACCGATAGAGCACACCCTGATGGCCTGGATCTCCTTCCTTCGCAATGCGCAGAGAACAGCAGCGGCACCGGCCTTCGGCTGGTCAGCGAGCGGCTTCTCGCTCGGCGGCAACCTCTACACTCCGGAGGGGGACAAGATCGAAGTCGACAACCCGTCGATGGGGGTCGACGCCAGCTACGAGATCCGTGGCAGCATGGACGTCTGGTCGGAGGCCGCCGCCGGCGTCATCGCCGACCCGCGCCCCGAGATGCAGATCATTCTCGCGACCGCCTTCGCCGCACCGCTCCTCGAGTTCACCGAGCAGGGGTCGACCGCAGTCGTCATCCGCTCGCCGAAGAGTGGCGTCGGCAAGACCTCTGTCATGCGCCTGGCGCGCGCCGCCTACGGCAGCCCCACCGACATGGCACACGCCTCCGACACGCCGATGTCGGTCGAGACCAAGCTCACCGGCACACCCAACATGCCCTGGTACTGGGACGAGGTGAAGATCGCCGACTCGGTGATCGTGAGCAACACGATCTACCAGGTGCTGCAGGGGAGGTCCAAGAGCCGTCTGCGTCCAGACGGCACGTTGCGTGATGTTCATCGGATCTCGGGGATGTTGGTGATGGCGACGAACATCAGCATGACTGAGCTCATGCAGGAGGTGGGCAAGGGCACCGACGCCGGCGGCTACCGGGTACTCGAGCTCGAGATCCCGCCGCGCCTAGATCGCGCCTCACAGGAGAATTTCTCCTCGCTGATGGCGAAGCTGCGCGGGAACCACGGCCACGCCGGGGAGGCCTACGCGCGCTACCTCGCGGCGAATCGCGCCGAGGCAGAGAAGGTGGTGCACGAGGTCTCAGCCACGATCAGCAAGGCCTTCCACTCCTCCGACATGGAGCGGTTCTGGATGGCGTCGATCAAGGTGATCATCGCCGGCGCCGTGCTCGCGACCAAGGCCGGCATCTGCACCTTCGACGTACACCGCATCGTCGCCTACCTGCAGCGAGCACTCGAGAACTCCCGCCAGACCTCGACCACGAGCAACTCCGCCGCCGACCTCGCCGGCCGCATCTGGCGGCACTTCTCCGATCGCAGCCTGATCACCGACGAGTTCCACCTCGGCGTCGGCTTCGTGAAGCCCGCGATCATCGAGCACCCGATCGTGCCGCAGCGCGGCGCGCCCCGCGTACGCCTCGCCTACATGACCGACACCCTGCTCATCACCCGTGAGGGCGCGCGCGAGTTCGCCTTCCTCAACCGCTACCAGCCCGACCTCATCTGCTCGGCACTCGCGAGCATCGGCACGCTGGAGCGCACGTCGATCGACCGCGGCACCGGGGCCACCGGGACCAAGACGGGGCGTGAGCACATCTACGTCATTCGGGCGTCGGACGTGCTGGGCGATGACGAGGTGCAGAGCTGGGTCAGCGCGGCTGCTTCCCGTCACGCCTCCATCCTCGGTTCTTCTTCTGGCTCTGCACCACCAGGTTCGACCGCTCCGTAGTCCCGCCCTTGTCGAGCGAGACCTTGTGGGCGACGTCCTTGCCGTCGCCCTTCCTGACCTTCCCCGCCTTGATCATGATCGCCCGGGCCTTGTTGTTGGCGGAGCGCCGCTCGACCATCTCCGGCCGGGCGTCATAGGTACGGTTCTTGCGCCTGATCTGCCCCGGCGTGCGGTGCGAGCTGGGGTCGCGTCGTTCTCCTCCCTCAGCCATTTTTCTTCCGCTTCCCCTTCTTCTTGGCGTCGGCCTTGTTGAACTCCTTCGCGACCTTCTCCGACATGCCTACCTTCTTGGCGAAGGCGGGGTTGTGCGCGGCGGCCGCCATGAACCGCTCCTGCTTCTTCGACTTCGAGGGCATCATTCCACCTTGCTCATCGTGACGATCGCGTCCCACATCCAGAGGTTCGTATCGGCCTCCCACTTGTCGCGATCGTCGCTCCAGATGATCGGCCCCGGTCCGCCGGTGCCGCCCTTGTTCGAGATATGGGCGACCGAGTTGTAGTCCTTCTGGTCGAAGTAGGCGACGATGTCCCTGGCCTTCTCCCAGCGGGCAACGAAGTCGGCGACAGCGGAGTTCTTCAGCGCCGGGTTCTGGTTGAGGGCGATGACGATGAGCTGGAAATTGACGAGGTAGAGGGTCCAGAAGGCATAGCCCATGCACGACCGCAGCCCGCCCTCGTCCTGCCCGGCGAGCTCGTAGATCATCGACCCCTCCTGCCCGTACCAGGGCATGCCTTCGGGGTCTTTGATGCAGTAGCCACGCTTCTTGCCGTTCACCATCACGCCGGCGCCGTTGTTGAGCGCGGGCGCGTTGTAGCCCACCCACTTGTTGGCCCCCATCGTGCGCTTGGTCGGCGGCAGGACTCGGTTCAGCCCTCGCGAGTCATTGGGCAGGAGGAACTTCGCGAGGTCGGTGAGCGGCGCGCCGTAGTAGCGCAGGTTCTTCAGCGAGGAGTTCACCTGGGAGTCGGTCGGGGCGTCCGCCGATGCGCCGGAGCGGTAGTAGGCTCCCTCGTCGGCGGCGCTGATCCCGGCGTTCTTCCAGTTCACGGTCAGGTAGAGATTGCTCGAGGTCCCGAAAGCCTCCTTCACCTCGTTGCGCACCCCGGCGATCGTCGCCTGGTCGAGCCAGCCACTCAGAACATCGTAGCCGAACCACTCGGCGCAGAGCGTGAGCTGGGCAGGGATCGCATAGGCGATGTTCGGGCCGACGCCCTTGAAGTCGGTGCCCTTCATGCCGGTGATCGTCCAGCTCCCGCTCGAGGCGCTGGAGTCGTTCCCCTCCCATGCCCGGATCATCGCGAGGGCATGGAAGATCGCGTCGATGCGCTTCTTCTGGGTGTCGGTGACGTCGCTCTTCCAGAGGTCGGTGTCCGCGAGCAGGTGGAAGAAGGCAAGGGCGAAGCACTCCTGCGCCGCGCCCGGGCCGCTCATCCCGCACGGCCCCTTGTCGGTGCTGGTCAGCTGGCTGAGCACCGACATGATGTTGCTCCTCACCTCGGACCGGCGGTCGCCGCCTCGCCAGGCATAGAGCGTCGCGAGCAGGGACTGACCACGATTGTTGAGGTTGAAGGAGGAGTTGCCCTTGTTGCCGAACTTGGGCATCGGCAGGGCGAGGCCACGCGCGACGTACTCGGGTGGTATCACCGGCCAGTCCCCGCTCGGCTCGGGGTCTGGCGGGGGTACATTCCCACTCAGGCCCTGCATCGTCAGCACGACCTGTCCGCGATCGGGCTCGAGAGAGGAAGGCTCGAGCGGTTGCGCCGTCGCCACCCCGCCGCCGGTGCCGCTCTGCCCGGTCGGCGGCAGCGCGCCGCGGAACTCCCCGGTCTCCTTGTTCCGCCACCAGGCGAGCTGGTAGCGCTTCTCGCCGGTGGCGACGGCGTTCTGGTAGCCCTTGGACTGGCCAGGCGCCAGGCGCGAGGCGCCGTCGGTGCTCCCACCGTCGAACTGCGAGCTCGTCGCCCAGAGCTCGTAGCCGTCCGGCTCGACGACCTCGGCGTCGATGCCGATGCGGCGGCAGCCGCTGCGCTTGCCGCCGTTGGCGAGCGGGTCGGCCGGGTCGGTGACCTCCATGGCCCAGAACTCGGAGGAGGCGATGGGCGCCGGCCACTCCTCGTCCGGGTCGGGCGGCACGGGTGGCTCACCCGAGGAGGCGACCTCCACCCCGTTGACGGTGATGGTCCAGGTTCCCTCGGCCTCGATCCTGATCTCGTCGGTCATCGGTTACCCCTCGGGTAGCGCGGGGTCGATCCCGCGGAAGCGGTTGAGATGGTCGGCCCAGGCGCGCGAGGTCTTCGAGACCAGGATGCCGCCGTGGGTATTCTCCTGGTTGCGGGCACGTCCCTTGATGCTGGTACGCAAAGCCTTTGGTGTGATCGCAAAGGCCGGGTTGTCGCGGTTCCAGCGCAGAATCTCGGTGATGGCGTCGTTGAGCGCGGCCGTATCGCCCTTGGCGAAATAGACCTGCTGCATCAGCCGGGTCTTCTTTGCCTGCATCGAATCCTCCTGCCGCTCGATCTCCCGCGAGAGGTACATCCGCGAGGTCTCGGTCGGGTTGAAGCCGAGGCTGGTCTGGAAGATCTTGAGCGGTGTCATCTGGTCGGTCTCGGAATAGACCCGGCCGGCGTAGGTGGTGAAGCCCTCGGTCGCGGTCCGGTAGGCCCGGATGGGATCGCGGAAGGCCTTGGGCAGGAGCGCCTCAGCCATCTTCATGTAGTTGCCGTCGCGGAAGGAGTTGTAGGCCTGCACCGGCCGCTCGACCGCCAGCGTCGCCATGGGCCCGCCGGCGACCCGAAATACGTCGGAGAGGAAGGCGTCCGGGTTCTCCGCCCGGGGCGCGTCAAAGAGCAGGAGACTGCTCAGCCCGATGCGCGAGCTGAGGTCGAGCCCGAACGCCGCCGGCAGGCCTCGGGCGCCGAGGTCGGCGTACTCCTCTCCCAGCCAGTCGTACATGTGGTTCTGGACCCAGAGCTCATAGTCGAAGGGCTCGTCGTCATCGCCGAAGAGGCTCGCGAGCCAGCCGACCAGCCACTTGACCGGCTCCGGGATGCCGCCGATGGCGCCGGCGCCGAGGAGGTGGAAGCCGACGAAGTAGGCGAGCTGCCTGGCGGCCTCCGCCGCCTCCTGCGTCTCCTCGGCGGTCATCTTCTCGCGCCGGATCAGCTTGGTCAGCGGCTTCGAGGAGCGGATCGCCCGGCTGATCATGAAGTAGTAGACGTGCTGCGGGTGCTGCTTGAACATGAGCAGCGTCCGCGCCATCCCGGTGCCGCCCTGCATGAGCCCAGGCTTGTTCCAGTTCTGGTAGTTGAACTGGGTCTCGTTGATGGCGTCGGCGGCGTACTCGGTCGCGGCGGCCGAGGCCTCGGCAGCCCCCATCCCCTTCCGGCGCAGCCGGGCGAACTCGAGGTCGTAGGCCGCGATCGCCGTCACCGACCTGTTGAGCACCTCGGTGATGTGCGGCGCCATCCGCATCCACTCCGAGAGGTAGTCGAGCGTGCCCTGCCGCGCGCGGGTCTCCTTGCGCGCGCCCTGGCTCATGTCCATGGCGACGGTGGCGTCGATCATGTTGCGGGTCGCGAGGGTCCTGAGCAGGCGCGCGTGGCGGATGTCGCCGGCGGCAAGGAGGGTCTTCTCCATCTCGCTCAGGACGTCGTAGTTCTCCCGGTCGAAGTTGCCCGTCCCAAGCCGGCGCAGCTCGGTGAGCGTGCCGCCGGTCCTGGCGAGCTTCGCCATCGTCGTCCCGCCGACGGCACGGTAGGCGCGGGTCATCGCCCCGGTCGATGC